CAGTAGACACTTGTTTTAAAATGGCTAATTTTAAGCCTTTAGGACAGACTGCAAAGCCTGCTTCGTACTCTATTGTCAAACCAACGGTAGAATAAGCCTCAAGCATCTTATATTGCAATCCACGAGCAGTATATTCCAAAGCTACATCTTCATCATTCACAACCGAGTCTATAAAGGTAACTGGACCATAAGGAATCTCCTGTGGAATGTGAAAGTAAAACCAATAAGCCCTTAAGGTTTTTTCTCCTAAAGATAGTCCTGTAAACTTCTCTATTCGCTCCCTTGCTGAAGTTATTAGTTCTTCTATTAAGTCGTTCTCCGATTCCGAAGAAATTCTCATATAGTCTTTAGCCTCTTGCAAGGTAACTGGCTCGGTTGTTAAATCGGTTACAATTTCTACTTGAAATTCACTATTTATCATCTTCTTTTATAGGTTCTTGAATGTCTAAAACTCTTTTAAGTTCTAATAAAGCATCAGCTACTAATTTTGCATCCCCTAAATTAAATACTCCTTTTTGTGTAGCAATATCAAGTCCTTGACCTAATATTCCAAATATCGTTTCGTTTGTCATTTTGTAAAGTTAGTATTTTTACAAAGAATCCCAAGCAAATTGAGCAAGATTTCTAAAGTAAGTATCAACACCTAAAACCTCATCAGCAGTAGGGTCGTTTACTTCTAAAACACATCTCCAATAGCTTGAAGCAATTACTACTTCATCTTTAACAATATCCGTAGTTTTACGAATTGAAATTGTTCCGTTTTCGTTTACATTAAACTCGCTAATGTATGTTATTTCTTCTATCATTTTTTTATTTATTTAATTATACAAAGTAACTATAAGAAATTATAATTGTACTTGAATTTGAAAAGTTAGCATCAGTTAATATAGTAACAACACCCAAGTTTGAAGCTTGTTCTATGTATATATTTGTACTACCATTTTGAGATTCAGAAACAAATTGATTTAAAAAAGTTATATTTTGACACCAAATTGATGGTGCTGATTGATTTCCAGCAGAATTTCCAATTGTAAAAGGTAAACCAGTCAATCTTGCAATTCCAGTAGATGTGCCTTTGTTTGTTAAAGTAACAACTCCAGATACTGTTACTTGCCTTCCAATTTTTGTATATAAACCACTATTTTGACTATAAGTAATTCCAGTAGAAGCACCATCAAATGTAATACCCATAGTCCAAGTTCCTTCTTCGTAGTCATCTAAATTATTAGCTGAAGCACTTGCTACTTGTGTAGCTGGGAATTCAATACCACTTGCAGGAGCAGTTGCACCGCTTAAAGATAAACCTGCTCCCGTAGTTACCGAAGAAGAAAAAGTTGCTGCACCTGTTGTAGCTATTTTAAATCTTGAAGCATTTGCGGTTAAATCATATACTTCCCAAATATCAACTTCTGAATAATTTAATCCTGTAAAAAAAGATTTTGAAGCAGAACGAGTTTTTAGTCCAACCGTTTGATTTATTACCGTTGATTGTAAATCTAAATAATTTGTTGCTGTTTTTGTAGAATGTATTGTTGTATCTGTATTTGGTAATGTACCATTTATACTTATACCACCTGTTCCTTCTTTAACAATTGAATTTCCTAAAGCAGTTGAGCCTGTAAACTTTGGCAAGTAATTAGTTGTCCCTGTGCCTGTGATAGGATTTGTTAAAGTAGATGTACTACCATCAGCCATCAAATATTGTGAAGATGTTCCACCACTTTTAATTAAAGAACTTGCCGTTACCGAAGAAGAAAAAGTTGCACTTGTACCATTTAAAGCACCCATCGTAAGACCTGCATTTGCTACTAAAGAAGCATCCGTAAGTTTAAAAGAGCCATCAGTAAGTAATTGGAATGCATTTCTTAAAGTACCCCCACGATAAAATCCTATAAAAGGAGAATCTGTACTTGCATTTTTAACTTGTATTGAAGCAATAGCTGAACCAACATCAGCAGAAATACCTTGACTAAAACTTGCACTCGTTCCACCTAAAGCACCTGTTAAAGTTCCACCTGCTAAAGGTAAGTAATTAGCTAAAGCAGCAGTAGAAGCCTTGTTATTAAATGTTGTCCAGTCAGCACTACTTAAAGCACCTCTATTTGTTGCCGAAGCCGTAGGTAAGTTGAAAGTATGCGTAGAAGTAGCAGAAGAAATACCGAAGTCAGTTCCACTCGTTCCTACTGCAAAAGTTTGCGTTAAAGCCGTTAATCCGTTTAAAGAAGTTATACCTGTATCGGTATCAGCGTAGTTAGGTACATTTAAAACACCTGTTGTAGAGTTGTAAGTTGCTGCACCCGAAGTACCTGTTGTAGTTAATGAAATAGCCGACCTTGAACGAGCATTAGTAAAGTAAAGATTTGAGCCTTCGCTTATTGCACTTGTAGTTCCTGCTATTTTAGTCCATAAACCTGTTGATGTTACATATTGTAATATATCTCCATTAGATGGATTTTGAGCAGCCACATTATGCAACTCATCCATTTCGTAGCCGTTCTGAATGTTTACCTCAATCTGTCCTAAAGTTGGATGTGAACGAGTAACGATACCCACATAAACTAAATGCGCAGGAGCGTATTGCTTAACATCAGTAAAAGCACCCGCAGTTGTAGAAGATAAATATAATTGGTCGCCTTCAGTAAAAGCCGAAGTATCTACACCTGTTAAATCCCCTATAACTACCACATATCCGTTAGCGTTATTAGCAATATTTTCTTGAACAAATCCAAAGGTTTGAGCAGAAGTAGAATCGCCTGTTGCAATAGCTTTTGATACCGTTGGCTTATTGCCTGTTGCACCACTAATATAAACAATCGTTCCTTTTGTTAAAGTTGCACCTGTATTGTTTCTTATTTCTCTTATTAAAGTTCCATTAACCCAAGTAGCAGTAATTGTACCAGCATCTTGTTGAGTTAAGGTTAAAGTATTTGTACCACTACCTGTTACCGCAGCAGAATTGATTTTATCGTTAAATGCCGTATTCCAATTACTTGAATTATCAGTTAAATAAGAAATAGTACCTGCCGTAGACTTAACAATTCCTGTACCACTTAAAGTAGCTTGGAAATCAGCCGAAGATAAACCATCTAATAAATCAGCGTTTAAGTTAGTTACTTTCGTAGTCGAAGCAACCGAAAACGGAGCAGTCCCAGTAGCAACCGAAGATGCTAATTGTGAAGTAAAGGTCTTAATACCTGCGATAGTTTGTGCGCCTGTTAATAAAACTGAATTACCTTCTGTGTAACTTCGTAGAATTGCAGCAGTAACTTTTTTAGTAACCGCATTATCCACTATCGGTAATACATCCGCATCTTCTACCGTTAATAATGGATTTAATTCTGATATTTTAATATTAGCCATATTATTTCTTCTTTATTTTGCCCTTAAACTCTTTTGTAACGCCATCTTTGATTATGTAGCCAACTTTAATTAATTCTTTATCAGTTAAAACAAGGTCGTAGTAAGTATCTTTAAAATACTTCTTGCCTTGATGCGATATGTTGACTTTATACATAATACAAAGTTACTAATAATTTTAGCAATTTTCATATTTCCATTTAAAGCCACCAGCAGTTTTAGTCTTACCTAAAGCACAACAAGAAATACACATAAGAGAAATACCTAATTGCCTACTTGCTTCAGAATTACTCCTAAATTGATTAATAAAATTACCTTGTAAATCATATTGGTTTACCTTCTTGCTCCTACCACTATTAAGGCTTTGTAAAAGTTTAGTTTCTTCGCTTCTTTTAGGCATCTGCATAGTTTTTAAAGTAGCTTGTACTTTAGCAATATGTTCAGGAGTTTTCTTTTTACCTTTAGCAGCTTCAGACATTTTCTTCTTGGTTTCTTCAGTGTGATTTCTACCTAACCAAACTAAACCTAAATTCTTTCTCCATTCTTCAGACATTACTTTACCCTTACCCGAATCTGACATTTTCTTTTTACTTTCTTCACTCATAAAACCACTCTTATCAGTAGTAGCCGTATAACGCAAATTAAGCCCATCTAAAACACTTTCGTAATACTCTTGGTAATATCGTTCGTAATAGTTTAAATCTTCTACCTGGCACTCCTTAATGATTTCTATTGTGTGATTAATAAAACCATATTTTTCAATAGAAGCAAATAGCTTTGGTTGCCTTTTACATTTGTGATTTTTATAGGCATTATGCCTTTTAGAGTAATTAGTCGTTTGACCAATATAGATTTTACCACTTGGAGAAGTGATTTTGTAGATTACTATCATAATTATTTAATTAAAGCGTTGTAAAGTTACGCAATATTTAAATATAAAAAAAGGGTAGATACATTTAAGTACCTACCCGATTTTGCTTTAACTAATTAATAGTTAGTAAGTTATACGTTACCAAGGTCGGCATAAATCGCCGCAGTAGGTAGCATAAGGTTAATCGCCTCATAGCACTCAATCCTCGCCGTTACGAGATTTTGCACAAAATTTGAGCCATTCTCATAAGAGAAAGTTACATTTAATCCTTCTACTTCAACTCTTTCGATATAGTCTCTATCAAAGATTAATACTTTGTCATCAGTTACCCAAGCTGCCTCGAATACTGGAGTACCAAAGATAGTTAAACCACCAACACCGTTAAGAACAACCGCACCAGCACCTGCATAATAACCTTTAGCAAAAGTAGCGATAATTAATC